CCTGATGCGCTTTTCCAGGCCATCCATTTTGGCCCGGTCCACGTCCTCCTCGAGGGTGGATATGCGTTCGTGTGTGACATACCCGGCGCCGAGCGAGACGCCGGGCTGGATGACGGCGCAGCCATGAATGGCGATCGCGGCAGCGAAGGCCGGGATCAGGGCCCAGGCCCTAGGCGAAGACATCGAAGTCCATCTTCGCGACGTTTTGCCGGCCAACGGCGCCCGGCCGCCGCGTCATGTGCCGGTGCTCGCCGCCGCCTAAAACTAGATATCCATATGCGTCGCCGACGTGGCTGTGCTCGTTTTTATTCGGCACGTCCCGAAATTTTTCCTGGCCGCTGCCCATCGACACCCTGGAGAAATGATAGCCACCGGAAAGGCTCTTGCGAATCCGCAAGCATTTCTTATCGACGAGGAGGCCCGGCTTCTTGTCGATTAACCGGATCATCGGCGCCGCCATCGCCTCGCGCCGCGTCTTCCAGTCGTTGGTGTGCGTCGGCCGCGCCAGCAAACCAATGGTCTTCAGGTGGTCGAACGCCGTGACCTCGTATATCTGGTCGCGCTGGACGCCGGCCGGGTCTCCCCAGATCATCACGTTGGCCTTCGGGAAGACCGTCTCGAGCTCGGGCTTCAACAGGTTGCCGAACCGCTCCAGGCCCATATCGAAGGTCACCAATTCATGGAGGATCCGCCATTGGCCGGCCATCGTCCGCTGGCCGAAGACGGCGGCCGGCGTCAGGCCGAAGTCGAGGCCGATGTGCAGGGGCAGGGCCGGATCGTACTGGAGGCCCTCGACGCTCATCATCTCGTCGTCATATTCCGGGGTGATCGCCCTGCCCTCCTGCACATAGGTGTACTCGCCCCTGGCGTAGCACCTGATCCAGTCGAGACGCTTGCCGCCAACCAGTTGCTCGTAATAGCCGGTCGGCAGGTTGTTGAGGTTTTCGGCCGCTGGGTTGACCACCCACCACTTGCCGGCGCTCAAAACAAAACCGTTGGCCTCGGGCTCTTCGGGAAGGTCGGCCTCGGCGACCTCGAGGACGCCCGGCGCCTGTTTCCAGAATTTCCATGGATACTTGCCGCCTGGGGCCTCGCCGCGCTCGGCCAGCTTGAACCACCAGTGGTCGTCGTCCATCGCATTGCTGTCCATCCAGATGCCGCGCCAGGTCGGGCCGCCGTCCGACTTAACGGGATAGCGGCCGACGCGGTGGGTCAACCCATCGACGATGGCCTTCGGCAGCTCACGAGCTTCGTTAATCCAAGCGCCGGTGAGCTCTAGGGACAGCAGTTTTCTGACATCCTTGGGCTGGTCGAGGGCGAGGAAAATAACCTCGCAATCGACGCCGGCGGCATCGCCCCTGGCCGGCAGGCGGATGTGGTGGGTAATCGGCGGCGACCAGTGCATCCGGCCCCAGACATTCTCGGGAAAAAGCTCGGCCCATGTCTTCAAGGTCGTCGTCCGCAACATCGGATACGAATTCCGCACAACGGCGAAGCGGGTGTAGCGGATGCCGTCCTTCGGCGACGGCTTCTGCTTGATCGCCCTCAACATGATCTCGGCGGCACAGGCGTAGGACTTGCCGCTGCCCACCGGGCCGACGATACCGCGCACGAAAGCGTTGGAGACCAGCATCTTCCAGATGGTGGCGGCGTTGGAAAAGTCGAGGTTGAGGGCGGCGAGTTGGGTTTCGCTCATATTATTCGTTTTCAGCCCACCCGAACCGCCCGAGGCTGCGGTTGCAAGCGGCGCAGTACATGGTCGGAAACTGTTCTTCACCGTACCGCGCCGTGAAGGTCTTATTCCGGCAATCCACGCAAGCCAGCATCTGGAATTCGCTGGGTGGCGCATCCGGGTTATCGTAAGCCAGAAACACTACGTTCTCTTTATTTTTTTCCATCCCACTCCCCGCACCAACCGTTATTGGTTGTCACCGGCCAACTACCCGTATCCAGATCGTAGTCATCACCCGGTTCCCCAATCATCCACGGATGCGGTGGATATCGGCGACACTCTCCCCACTCCACAAGACCCTCGATCGGGTTCTGAAATCCATCCACTTTCACCCAAAATCGGCAAGTAGGACATCTCGGCTTTGGATGAGGTGGAAAGTTGTCCGAGTGGCCTATGTCGGTATTTGCACTCATCTTTTAAATCCTCTTCTCAAGGGCCTTGTGAAATGTGTTCATGGTGGCTCATTACCCACCCCTTCCGGTGGTGCCGGTAGAGGCATCCAGTGCGTCGGAGTCGCCAGCGTGTCCATCCCGTCCGTCCACCCTCGGCGGCGCTCCGTTCCCCGCGTGCCCTTGAACTTGGGGCCATGACGATATGGTGGCTGGTCAAACCAGTATGCGCTAGACGCCCACGCCATGACGTATCCTGCGTGTTTGCCGACAATGATCCGCGTCCCGTCCTTGGGTGCCGTTTCAATCGGTCGCCACATCATGTTCCGCCGCCTTTATTTCCTCGACCTCGACCTCGACCTCGACCTCGACCTCGATGATCTCGGGGCCCTTCATCGTGATGCCGACGACTGACGGCGTATTCGGCATCTCCGTCACCGGCTCGAGAAGGCCGGCGGCCTTCGCCAGTATCTGCAAAACCCGGACCTTATCGTGAAGCTCGATCTCGAGGATCGGGCCATCCTTGCCGTTGCTGATCTTGAACCGCTTGATCGCCCTCGTCGCCTCGTCGGTTATCTCGGCGCTGGCCTTCACCGTGACGCTACCCTTGGCGTCCCACTCGATGATGTCGGTCAGGTTGACCATCGCCATCGACACCAGCTCGGCGGCGATGGCATCCTTATTTTGCGAAATAACTTTCGACCTGCCGCGAAGCCGCCGCTGCAAAGCCTTGATGCCGCCGAAACGTCTGATCGGATCATTGGCCATCAAAACGGTATCTTGTCATCGAGACCGGCAGCCTCGACGGCTGGGTCCGCTTTATCGTCCAAAGTCGGCGTTGCTTCCTTCGCCTCGGCACGGCCGCCGCCATTGCTCTTCGGACGGTCCTCCTTGTAGGGCTCCCAGGCGGTTATCCTGCACTCGAGCCGGCCGTCGTCGCTCAATGTCGAAAGCGGCAGGGCCTCCAGGGTAATGTTGAACCCGTCACGCTCCTTCATCGGGAACATCACGCCGATCTTTGTCCACCAGGTCTTCCCGTTGCGGTCGGTCCTCGCGATCTTCAGGTCATATCTGTCAGCCATGGTTAAACCCTTTCATAATCTCAACTGGAACTAGAATGGCCGGCTGTAAATCAGAGCCTCGGCCCCGATCCTTCCGGCCATTCACCTCATGTTTAGTCGCATCAACTATCTGCACGTCGATGTAACAAATCCGGTCGTTAAACTGCACAATGAAATACGCTGGAACCTTCAAACCAATCCCCACAAACATCAGGGGCAACCACTTCCTTAAATTAAAATATACATTCGGGAACTTGCCGCTTTCCCGATATAACCGCTTAAACTCCGCAACCGCCACAATCCGATTGTCGCGGTACAGCATCCAATCAATATCACCGAAATCGCCCATCTCCTGTACTTCGCATTTCCACTTGGCCCCGATAAATTCCTTCGCATCGTCTTCGGCCTGAAAATCCCGCTCAACCTTCAAAGCTCCCTCTGGCATTATTTCGACCCCCGGCCATAAAACACCGTCCTGACTTCCCGATCCTCAAACAGATACCAAGCGCAATTCTCCATGCCGGTATTCTTGGACCCCTCAATCCAACGGACGCGGCCTATCGAAACCACCTTCGAGCACCGACGCATATGCCTAGCCATCCGCTTGTTGTGCATCAGGTCGGCGTTCAACAACAAGAATGTCGGCCTCATGTCCGACAGGTGCGTGATCAGCGGGTCCAATACATCCCAATGCCAAGGCGGATTCGTAATAAACATCTCTGCGCTCGACCTCTTTAGATCGAAGGCGTCCACAGAGTGTTCGTCTGTTATATCGCTGGCCCTGGCACATTGGTGCCCGTGCCTCGTCAGATGCTTAACCAATGCCCTGTCGCCGGCACACGGCTCGTCAAAACGAACCCGTAAACCGAGGTGCGGAAGCAAAGACCAGACCGCGCTCGCCGGCGTAGCGTAAGCATCTAAACTTCGGCGCTTGTAATTACTTCGTTTGCCCATATTCCTCGCTCGTTAAATTGCCGTCGCTCCACCGGACCCACATCCGAACCGGAGAAGGGGCAGGTTTTCTGGGTTTTGTGAAACTGGGAAATAGTTTTGTGAGGGCCCCCCCTATAGCGCAGCGGGGCGCCCCCCCCCAAAGGCCCCTTTTTCCACAGCGTAAGCGCGGTTTTTAGGGCCTGTGTCAATTTGTCTGACGGTCGTCTGGTCATTTATCAAAGACCCCGTCGCCCAGGTGGTGCGGGGCGTCGCGACCAGCCTGACGCCTAGTGTCGAGCACTGCTTGAGCTGCGACCTTGATGTCGTCCGCCGTCTTGCCGGCCTTGAACAGGGCGACCACAGCCTCGACGGCTCGCGGGTTGACTAGGCGGAGCTGGCCAGTCGATCGCTCGGCCGCTCGCGTATACCAGTGTGAGAGCGCGACAGCCTCAACTAGCTGCTTGGCCTTCTCCTCCTCCTCGTGGTTACCGTCCTTGACTTCAGGTCGGCTTGGGCTGTCCTCCGGCTTGGCCTCGATAGCTGGCGGTGGGTCTTCGTTATGCATCTCGTCGATGAGCTTGTCCGTCTCCAGGCGGTCGTCATGGATGATGCGGTAGACGTTACCCATGATGCGGCGCCACTTCGGATGCGATCGGAAGCGGCTGATGATCTCGATGTGCTTCAGCTTCTGCAACTTGATCATCGCCCTGTCGACCGTCGTCTGGCCGACGCCGGCATCCTTCTTGATCGTCGACTGGTTGGGCCAGGCGAAGCCCTGGTTGTTGGCGTAGCAACAGATGCAGGCGAGCACTCGGAGCTCGGCGTGGCTGATGCCCTTGTCGATGATGGCTCGCGTCGGGATGCGGGCGAACCATGACGGCGGTGCGTCGTTGGTCCGGCCGAAGCTGGGCTCATCGTCCTTGACGGCGACGGCTTGCTTGTCAGCCATGGTGGAGCGCCTTCCTGACGAGGCCGGCAACGGAAGATCGGGGCTCGAGCTTGGCGATCTTGCGGTCGATGGCCTCGAGGATCAGCCGGCGATGCTGCGACAGATAGTGGATACGGGTCTTCAGGTCATGCCAGGTCGGGAACCACTTCGACCTGTCAGGCGCCTCGTTGAGGGCCTGGATGGTGGCATCGGCCGGGTATTCCTTGAGCTTCTCGGCATAGGCTTCCAGCGTCATGTCGAGGTCGGCGTCGCCGATTCCGCGGGATGCTGTTAACGACCGCAGCTTGAGGAGGGCTTGCAGGATCATCTCGTCTGGCGCCGGCTCGGACAGGTCGATGATGGCGGTCCTGCCTTCGGTGAGCGTCTCCAGGGCGAGCTTGCCGGCGTCGTTGATGGTGTATCTCTCGAGATCCCATTCAGGCCCCAGTTGCTCTTCGAGACAGGAAGCGAGAGGCAGCGGCAGCGAGCTGACCGCTTCGTTGTCCCTGCTGAGATCGAGCGTTTTGAGCGCGACGACGCTGCTGGATGTCGGAGCTGGTGTAGCCTGATCTGATCCAGTTGTAGAAAGCCCGGTCCCAGTCGGCGTATTTACGGTTGTTGGCGCCGGCCGAGTCTCGGAACTGGGCCAGGATGGCTGCTTTTTCTTCATCATCGTATCCTTCGCTGTTGGCAATTTGGATAGCATGGTCTGTCGGCTCCCAGTCGTCGGGCATCGACGTTTTGGTTTTCGGTTTTGGTTTCACGGGGGGGGTAGGGGGGGGGGTTCTATAATAGCCTTAGTTATATCTATACTAGCTTTAGTTACCTTCACCACAGGAGGTGAAAGTGCAGTGTCGATATTGACACCGTTAGAGCCGTCAACGGTGTCGATATTGACACCCCTAATTTGATCAACGGTGTCGATATTGACACCTTTGACAGTGTCGATATTGACACCGTTACAAATGGTGATCCTGTACGAATTGACATGGCCGCCGCCGGGCGAAAGCTCGACGAGCTCGAGCTCCTTACGGTCGAGGAGGGTCTGGACGGCGCGGATGGCGTTCCGGCGGTTACAATTAAGAAGGAGGGCTAATTCGGCGTAGGCGACCTCGACCTCGCCGGCATCGTCGGCGATGGATGCGAGGGCCACCAGGGCCAGCCTCCCGGCGCCGGAGGACTTCGATGCCCTGAAGACCTGTTTCATCATCTTCATTGACATCCTGCACCTCCCGGCAACGACCTGATGATGTCCGTCGTCGCATCGCCGAGGGCGGCGAGGATGTTGTCGAGGGTCGAGTCGTCCTTCCCCTTTTCGGAAAAGCGGACGGCATCGACGGCGCCGGTGTCGTCGAAATCGACGTGGGCGAACAGCGATCCGGCGAGGCCGGT